CACGGACAGTCAATCAGAAACTGAGGCTGCCACGCCGAAGGCGGTCAAGGCTGCATACGACCTTGCAGCCGGCAAGGCGCCCGTCAGCCACACTCACCCGTGGAGTCAGATAACGGGAGTGCCTGCTGCCTCGCTGACGGCAAAAGGCACCGTACAACTGAGCAGCGCCACGGACAGTCAATCAGAAACTGAGGCCGCCACGCCGAAGGCGGTCAAGGCTGCATACGACCTTGCAGCCGGCAAGGCGCCCGTCAGCCACACTCACCCGTGGAGTCAGATAACGGGAGTGCCTGCTGCCTCGCTGACGGCAAAAGGCACCGTACAATTGAGCAGTGACATCAACAGCACGTCTGAAATACTGGCCGCCACACCGAAGGCGGTCAAGGCTGCATACGACCTTGCAGCCGGCAAGGCGCCCGTCAGCCACACTCACCCGTGGAGTCAGATAACGGGAGTGCCTGCTGCCTCGCTGACGGCAAAAGGCACCGTACAATTGAGCAGTGACATCAACAGCACGTCTGAAATACTGGCCGCCACACCGAAAGCGGTCAAGGCTGCATACGATCTGGCAAACGGAAAACAACCGGCAGATGCCACGCTCACTGCTCTGGCAGGACTTGCCACTGCAGCAGATCGGTTGCCTTATTTTACCGGAGCAGACCGCGCAGCGCTGACAACCCTTACAGCTATTGGTCGCGCTATTATCGCTATGGGCAGTATAAAAGAAGTCCTCAATTACCTTGGTTTAGAAGAAGGCTCGGCGCTACCCGTTGGTGTGCCTGTTCCGTGGCCCACCGCCACACCGCCAGCAGGCTGGTTAAAGTGCGACGGGCGCGCCTTTACAAAAGAACAATATCCTGTTCTGGCCAGAGTCTACCCGACCCTCCGTCTTCCCGATTTACGCGGTGAGTTTATCCGTGGATGGGACGACGGGCGCAAAGTTGATACAGGACGTAAGTTGCTGTCCGCACAAGGGGCAACGCTGTTAAGAACAGCAATGCTGGATTATTATAACCAGGACACTACGGGAACCTCGGGGATAGTCGGCATGGGATTCAACAATGAAGATTCCATTACAGACCTTCGTGAGGGCAGCTTTAAAATGCCGGACGGGACAACATTCAGCAATCCTGTCATAACAATGTCAGACAATGGTATGCAGGCTACTATTCTGACCTCTATCAGAAGCGGGTATGCGAAGGGTATCACTGTCAGACCCCGTAGCATTGCACTTAATTACATTGTGAGGGCAGTTTAATGAGTAACACTGCAGTTCTGGATGAAAACGGTATCGCCACTGTAGCGGGCGATATCACTGTATATCACTATGACGAGGAAACCCGGGAATACACCTCATCCTCTGTGGAGTATCTCGCCCTTGGGGTGGGTACTCCGGCACATTCGTGCGCCGATGCACCGCCGGAGGCAATTTCGGGTTACGTGGTTTGCCGGACTGCCACGCTGAACGGGTGGGAGCATGTGCCTGATCACCGCGGCGAGACGGTATACAGCACGGAGAACGGTAACCCCGTTCTGATTACCCAACCGGGTGATTACCCGGCGGACACCACCACAAAACAGCCAGCCACGCCATGGGATACCTGGAACGGTGAGGCGTGGGTAACCGATACTGAACGGCAGCGAGCCGCAGAACTGGAGGTTGCCAGACAGCAACGCCAGCAACGGGTGAAACAGGCGATGGCGTCCGTCGATCTTATCAACCTCAAACTGCGTGCTGGTCGCAGTCTGAAACCAGAAGAAACGGCAAAACTGAACGCCGTGCTGGATTATATCGACGAGCTGAACGCACTGGATATCAGCAAGGCACCTGAAATCAGCTGGCCGGAAGCGCCACTGGCGCTTGCCGGCTGAACGGTATCACGCCGCCCTCACGATATAGTTAAATGCGATATTGCGGGGGCGAGCTGATACATAAGCCCACCAGTCATATCTTCGTGCACCTTTAGAGGATGCATCAAATATCCACTTTTTGCCATTTATGACCCCCAGTTGATTAGAGGTTAAAGCGTCACCAAATCCGTATTGTATAGAGCCGAGCGAACTGATATCTCCGGTATCATTATCATCAAAACCGGATACGATAGTCCCTTCCTGAAATGAAAGTAGCGCACGCCCGGTATCAACCTTGCGACCACCGTCCCATCCACGGATAAACTCACCGCGCAAATCGGGAAGACGGAGGGTCGGGTAGACTCTGGCCAGAACAGGATATTGTTCTTTGGTGAACGTAGCTCCGTTGCACTGTAACCAGCCTGCTGGCGGTGTGGCGGTGGGCCATGGAACCGGTACACCAACAGGCAATGCAGAGCCTTCCCCCAAACCAACGTTTCTATGCCGCCCTTACGATGTAATTAAACGCAATGTTACGGGGACGAATGGTCACATAATTAACCCCATCGCCTCGCGAAGGACCTGCAAATGAAAAACGGGAGAATCCAGGTTGGTTGTCAACGATTTGGTCATAGTTATTGATTGAATGACCAGACCCAATGTCAAAATTACCTGCGTAATGAGAAAAACTTGTACCATCCTGCCGTGAAAGCAGATCGCGCCCTGTATCCACTTTTCGCCCGTCGTCCCATCCACGGATAAACTCACCGCGTAAATCGGGAAGACGGAGGGTCGGGTAGACTCTGGCCAGAACAGGATATTGTTCTTTTGTAAAGGCGCGCCCGTCGCACTTTAACCAGCCTGCTGGCGGTGTGGCAGTGGGCCACGGAACAGGTACACCAACGGGCAGCGCCGAGCCTTCCCCCAAACCAACGTTTATCTCTCAAATCCTCCCCACATTATCTCAGTACTTTAACCACTCAAAAGGGAGTATTTTTAATGCTGATTGGCTACATACGTGTGTCAACAAATGACCAAAACACAGATTTGCAACGCAATGCATTAATGTGCGCAGGATGTGAACAGATTTTTGAGGACAAAATGAGCGGAACCAAGTCGGAACGACCAGGCCTGAAACGCGCTTTAAAGTGCCTTAAAAGAGGGGATACATTGGTGGTCTGGAAGCTGGATCGGTTGGGTAGAAGAATGAAACACCTCATTGCTCTCACAGAAGAGCTACGCGCAAAAGGTGTCAATTTTCGCAGTCTGACGGATTCAATCGATACCAGCACTCCGATGGGAAGGTTCTTTTTTCATATGATGGGTGCACTGGCAGAAATGGAGCGTGAACTGATAGTTGAGCGCACGCTGGCTGGACTGGCTGCTGCGCGAGCACAAGGAAGAGTTGGAGGACGTCGCCCGAAACTGACGAAGGAGCAGCATGAGCAGATCGCAAGATTGCTCCAGAAAGGGTATGACAGAAAGCGGCTGGCAATTATCTATGATATTGGACTGTCAACGATCTACCGCTATCACCCTGTTGGGACTGTCATAACGCAACCTGAAATGTAATTCTTTTTCAAATAATGAAACGCCGCGTGGATGCCATTTATCGCACAAGATAGAGTGCATTTATCGCGCGGCGCATCATCCGTATCCCCAGTTTGATGACAGGTAAATCACCGCGGTTAACAATGATTTTTACGTGCGGATTTTTGACCGTGGCCTTTTTCAGTCTGGCCCTTTCCTTTACCAGTTTTCGCCGCACCTTTGTCTCACGGGCAACCTGTGACGCCGACTGATTCATTGCCGTTGTGGCCACGCGGTTAATGACCATTGCGGAGGCACCGGGCACTGCCGTTTTGCTGATACGGCTGAGGTTTTCAACGGCCTGCTCAAGACCTTTTATGGCCATACCTCCTCCTTTCAGCGACGACGGTTAACGGCAGGCGGCACGCCACGCCCAAGCCAGAGATGACAGCTTCCGCCATCATCCGGTGAAATCCGGTCTATCCAGAAGTTTTCCTCACCGATGGTCAGCGTGTCGCCGCGCCGCAGCTGCCGCACATCATCAGTCCGGACAAACAGGGACGGGCTGGAGCCTTCAACACGCACGCCCTGTCCGGCATAGCTGATATTTTCAGGGTCATCAAAAACACCACGTATTACTGCGCCGGACTGCTCACCGGATGTCATGGTGGCTGACGTTCCCATGTACCCGCGTATCGTTTCATCGGCGCGGGCAATGGCAGCATCGAACAGGTTATCGAAATCAGCCACAGCGCCTCCCGTTATTGCATTCTGGCCAGGCCATGTTCTGTCATTTCGGCTGCCACACTGGCAGAAACACGGAACGCCGTTCCCGGCAGCACAAATGCCACAGCCTCATCCCGCGTGGCGTGAAGTGCATCAGTATGCAGCGTCACCAGTGCCACAACCGTGACCAGATCAGCCGTATCAGTCACGGTACCCGGCTGCGCTGACACCACCTCATTTTCATGCCCGGTCAGCGCATTTTCCGGGCTGACAGACGTGTCCTGACCGGCAGCGTCATCCGTGTCATCAAGCTCCTCTTCCAGCTCTGCCACACGGAGCGCCAGTTCTTCTTTCGTCCCCGTCAGGCTGACATCACGGTTCAGTTGCTCACCCAGCACCTGAAGACGGGAAATCAGTTCATCTTTCGTCATGGACTCCTCCACAGAGAGAAAATGGCCCCGAAGGGCCATGATTACGCCAGTTGTACGGACACGAACTCATCAGGGTCAGCCAGCAGCATCAGCGGTGCTGACTGAATCATGGTGAACTCACGCGCCGGATCGCCGGTGGTCACCCAGTTTTTCGGGTAACGGGCAGAGGCGTTAATGCCTTCGCGCTGTGCGTCCGCATCCTGAATGCAGCCATAGGTGCGCAGACCGCGTGCCTGAGTGTTGCCCAGCACCATCGTGTTGTCCGGCAGGAAGTTCTTTTTGACACCATTTTCCACGTACTGTCCGGAATACACGACGATGGCCACATCGCCATACATTCCCTTATAAGACACCGCTTTGCCCAGGTCTTTTACCGCTGTCTCCAGTTCGGAATGAGAGCCGCGACGGGTATCCAGCTTCTCCCTGACGGCTTTGAAGGAACGGAACAGCGCCCAGCCTTTCGGATCAAACACGATGATATTCACCACACCGCTGGCGTTCAGCGCGTAGGCTTCGATATCGTCGGTCGGGTCATACGTGGACTTATCACGCTTACTCCACTCCGTGCCGCCGGACTGCGTGATGTTATTCGCCGCACTGCGGCCCATATCCACCTCAACCGGATCGAAGGCTTCACCGGTCATGGTGTATTTGCCCCTGAGCACGGCAGAAACGGCCTGCATCTCTTCGACCTGGGCAATGGCCAGCTCCTCGTCACGCATGTTCTGCAGGATGATGCGACGGCGGCGGTAAGCCGGGTCCGCCAGATTCTGCGGATCTTCATCCGGCAGGCGACGCAGGGTCATCTGCGGATTCACCTCATGCTTGGGTTTGACATATCCCGGCGTAAATTCAGAGGTGGAGCCGCCACGGGAGCGGATAACCTCACCGGAAACAATCGGCGAAACGTACAGCGCCATGTTTACCAGTCCCGGAATTTGTGAGAGATAGACTTTCTCCGTGGTGAAGGGATAGCTCTCACGGAAAAAGAGACGCAGAAACAGCGGATCAAACTTAAATTTCTGCTCATTTGCCGCCAGCAGCTGGGCGGTTGTGTACATCGACATAAAAAAATCCCGTAAAAAAAGCCGCACAGGCGGCCTTTAGTGATGAAGGGTAAGGTTAAACGATGCTGATTGCCGTTCCGGCAAACGCGGTCCGTTTTTTCGTCTCGTCGGTGGCAGCCTCCGGCCAGAGCACATCCTCATAACGGAACGTGCCTGACTTGTAGAACGTCAGCGTGGTGCTGGTCTGGTCAGCAGCAACCGCCAGGATGCCAACGGCAGCACCGTCGGTGGTGCCATCCCACGCAACCAGCTTACGGGTGGAGGTATCCGGCATCAGCGGGGTCATTGCAGGCGCTTTCGCACTCAATCCGCCGGGCGCGGTTGCGGTATGAGCCGGGTCACTGTTGCCCAGCGGCTGGTAATGGGTAAAGGTTTCTTTGCTCGTCATAAACATCCCTTACACTGGTGTGTTCAGCAAATCGTTAACGGCATCAGATGCCGGGTTACCTGCAGCCAGCGGTGCCGGTGCACCCTGCATCAGACGATCCAGCGCAGTGTCACTGCGCGCCTGTGCACTCTGTGGTGCAGCTGCCAGAATGCGGCGGGCCGTTTCCACGGTCATACCGGGGGTTCCGGCCAGCACGCGTGCCTGTTCTTCGCGTCCGTGAGCCTCCTCACAGTTGAGGATCCCCATAATGCGACTGTTTTCTGCCGCAACCGCTGCGGTGATCTGCGCGTTCACGTCCGGCTGCGCCGCGCTGGCGTTCTCGCCCTCCGTCGCTGACACCACGTCAGTAACGTCAGCCTGCAAAGCAGTGGCTGAAACAGTTGTTGATTGAGTCTCTTTGGTCATTCGCCCTCCTGAGAGACGGGATTTACGTGCATCCAGTGCATCACGCATGACGGTGATCGCATCGGTGCTGTTAACAAGTTCATCAGCCAGTCCGGCATCAATGGCCTCCTGACCGCTGTACACTGCAGCCTCGGTATCCAGAACAGCCTGCACGGACAGGCCGGTATATGCCGACACTTTCTGCGCAAACATCTGGCGGGTTGCATCCATCCGGGACTGCAGTGTTTCCCGGACGTCATCCGGAAGATGGCTGTAGGGGTTGCCATCCACCTTATGGCTGCCGCTGTAAATCAGCGTGATTTCCACGCCCTGTTTCTCCAGCGCAGCACCGTAATTGCTGTGAGCCATCATGACGCCGATGGAGCCTGTCCGGGCGGTCTGCGTGACCAGACGCCGGGAAGCGGCACTGGCAAGCAACTGACCTGCACTGCAGTTCATGTCGTTGGCAAGCGCCCATACCGGTTTTATGTCACGCACACGGGCGATGATGTCAGCGCAGTCAAATGCCCCCGCCACCATCCCGCCGGGCGTGTCCATATCGAGCAGAATGCCGTCCACCATCGGATCGCTGGCAGCCTGTTGCAGACGGGCGATAATGCCGTTGTAACCGGTCATCCCCGAATACGGCTGCAGCGCCCGCGTCCGGCTGACCAGCGTGCCGGAAACCGGCAGCACGGCGATGCCGTTCATGACCTGATAACTGCGGGCCTGTCGAGGTCCGTCATCATCACCGGATAACGCCAGCGTCGCGGGTGCCTCTCCGGCAGTCAGGCTGTCACCGGACACCGCATCTGTCAGGCGGCTGATCCCAAGCTGGCCTGCAAGCGCACAAAAGAAAACCCGCGCATAGGCGGGTTCAAGCATCAGCGGCTCATTAAAGGCCATGCTGGCAATATGCGGGAGATTACGCAGCTCTGCTGTCACTCTTCTCCTCCTCTGTTGATTGTCGCAGCCCGGATTCAAATGCCGCAGCCGCCCAGGCGGGCGGTTTAAGACCAGCCGCGCGGCGCTCCATCGTTTCACGGACCTGCTGGGCAAAAATTTCCTGATAGTCGTCACCGCGTTTCGCGCACTCTTTCTCGTAGGTGCTCAGTCCGGCTTCTATCAGCATCACCGCTTCCTGTACTTCTTTCAGACCATCGATGGCCATACGACCGGAGCCTATCCAGTCACAGTTCCCCCAGGCGCTGCGGGCTTCCTGAAAGCTGAAACGCGCTTTTGAAGGTAACGTCACCACGCGGCGAACGATGGCCTCTTCCAGCCAGCACAGAAACATCTGGCTCGCCTGACGGGATGCGACGAATTTTCGCCGCCCCATAAAGTACGCCCACGACTCGTTCGCACTGGCCCGTGCCGTGGAGTAGCTCATCTGGGCGTAATTCCGGGAAAGCTGCTCATACGAGACACCCAGCCCGGCAGCGATATACCGCAACAGTGACTGCTCAAACACGGAGTAGCCGTTATCCGTGTCCTGAGCCGTCTGCAGGTTCAGTGAGTCCCCCGGCATCAGGTGCGGCACTTTTGCGCCTCCCAGACGGACCGGTGCTGCGGCGTAATACGCGGCAATTTCACCAATCCAGCCGGTCAGCCTTTCCCGCTGTTCCTGACTGTTCGCGCCCAGAATAAAATCCATCGCTGACTGCGTATCCAGCTCACTCTCAATGGTGGCGGCATACATCGCCTTCACAATGGCGCTCTGCAGCTGCGTGTTCTGCAGCGTGTCGAGCATCTTCATCTGCTCCATCACGCTGTAAAACACATTTGCACCGCGGGTCTGCCCGTCCTCCACGGGTTCAAAAACGTGAATGAACGAGGCGCGCCCGCCGGATAACTCACGGGGTATCCATGTCCATTTCTGCGGCATCCAGCCAGGATAGCCGTCCTCGCTGACGTAATATCCCAGCGCCGCACCGCTGTCATTAATCTGCACACCGGCACGGCAGTTCCGGCTGTCGCCGGTATTGTTCGGATTGCTGATGCGCTTCGGGCTGACCATCCGGAACTGTGTCCGGAAAAGCCGCGACGAACTGGTATCCCAGGTGGCCTGAACGAACAGTTCACCATTAAAGGCGTGCATGGCCACACCTTCCCGAATCATCATGGTAAACGTGCGTTTTCGCTCAACGTCAATGCAGCAGCAGTCATCCTCGGCAAACTCTTTCCATGCCGCTTCAACCTCGCGGGAAAAGGCACGGGCTTCTTCCTCCCCGATGCCCAGATAGCGCCAGCTTGGGCGATGACTGAGCCGGAAAAAAGACCCGACGATATGATCCTGATGCAGCTGGATGGCGTTGGCGGCATAGCCGTTATTGCGTACCAGATCGTCTGCGCGGGCATTGCCACGGATAAAGTTGGGCAGCAGGGCTGCATCCACACTTTCACCCGGTGGGTTCCACGCCCGCAACTGCCCACCAAATCCGCTGCCACCGCCGTGATAACCGGCATATTCGCGCAGCGATGTCATGCCGTCCGGCCCCAGAAGGGTGGGAATGGTGGGCGTTTTCATACATAAAATCCTGCAGGTCCCCTGCGTCGCTGTGTCATGCCGGTCTGCACTTCCAGCTCTGCAATGTATTTTTTCAGGTCAGACACGGAAGTGGCCGTAAACTCCACTCTCCGTCCGTCTTTCTGTACCGTTGCCACCCGTTTTCCTGTCATCAGGTCATGCAGTGCCGCACGGGCAGCGGCAAGTTCTTCCTGTCGCGTCATTCATCCTCTCCGGATAAGGCACGGGCGTAATCTGCCAGTGTTTTCTTGTTGGTTGCTGCACTATCCTCTTCCTGCAGGCTCGCCAGCAGCGCACTGAGATCCAGCTGCCAGCGGGAAATACTGATGCGCAGCGCCGCCAGCGCATAAACGAAGCAGTCGAGCGCCTCATTGCGTCGCTTTTTGCTGTCCCACAGTATTTTTTTCCTGCCATCCACCCATTTTTCGACCTGCTCTTCAGCCGTCAGCTGCTGCGCTTCGGTCAGATCAAAAATATCCGGGTTATTCGGGAAGTGAACGGCACCGGGAAGCGGTTCATCCCCTTCCGGCGTCAGTGTGAAGCGGTTATAAATCTGCTCTTTCGCGGTATCCGTACCGATTTCGGTAAGGTAAACCCCGTTTTTGTTTCGCTTACGTGGCATGCTGGCCACCGGCTTTCCGTAGACGGATGCCCCTTTAATGGGGATCACCCGGAACAGCCCATGTTTTTTCGAGCGTTCATACACAATGGTCGGGTCAATCCCGCCAGTATCCCAGCAGATACGGGATACCGACATTTCTGCACCATTCCGGCGGGTGTAGGTTTTATTGATGGCCTCATCCACACGCAGCAGCGTCTGCTCGTCGTCGTGGCGGCCCATAATAATCTGCCGGTCAATCAGCCAGCTTTCCTCACCCGGCCCCCATCCCCATACGCGCATTTCGTAGCGGTCCAGCTGGGAGTCGATACCGGCGGTCAGGTAAGCCACACGGTCAGGAACGGGCGCTGAATAATGCTCTTTCCGTTCTGCCATCACTTCAGCATCCGGACGTTCGCCAATTTTCGCCTCCCACGTCTCACCGAGCGTGGTGTTCACGAAGGTTTTACGTTTTCCCGTATCCCCTTTCGTTTTCATCCAGTCTTTGACAATCTGCACCCAGGTGGTGAACGGGCTGTACGCTGTCCAGATGTGAAAGGTCACACTGTCCGGCGGCTCAATCTCTTCACCGGATGACGAAAACCAGAGAATGCCATCACGGGTCCAGATCCCGGTCTTTTCGCAGATATAACGGGCATCAGTAAAGTCCAGCTCCTGCTGGCGGATGACGCAGGCATTATGCTCGCAGAGATAAAACACGCTGGAGGGGTCATCCGGCGACCATTTGAGGCCAAACGGCGTCTCTTTGTCGCCAAATTTAAGGTATTGCTCCTCCCCGCAGTGCGGGCAGGCAACATGAAAACGCATAAAATGCGGGGATTCACTGGCAGCACGCTCAATCTGACAGGTGCCTCTCACTTTAGGCGTGGAGCCACGGATGGACTTTGGCCAGACAGAGCCTTCAATACGCTTATCGCCCAGGAATGTCGGAGAGCCTTCCTGTTCAATATCATCATCAAAGGCAGCAAGTTCATCATAACCCGCCACATCCACTGACTTTTCACGGTAGTTTTTTGCCGCTTTACCGCCCAGGCACCAGAAGCCACGACCATTGGTGAAACGCTTCATGGTGAGCGTATTATCCCGGTGCTTTTTGCCATACCACGGGGCCAGCGCCAGCAGCGACGGAATATCGCGGATGGTCGGCTCAACGTGGGTTTTCATGAAGTTCTCGGCATCACCATCCGTCGGCAACCAGATAAGTGTGTTACGTTGCTTATGCTCTATGAAGTAGGCATAAACACCCAGCAGCATTTTGGAATAACCAACACGGGCAGACTTCACCACATTCACCTCGCGGATGTAGTCGCTGCCCATCGCATTCATGATGGCCCGCTGAAAGGGCAGTGTTTCCCAGCGCCCTTCCTGGTATGCGGATTCTTTCGGGAGATAGTAATTAGCATCCGCCCATTCAACGGCGGTCTGTGGCTCCGGCCTGAACAGGGCACGAAGCCCGGCGCGGACAAAATGCCGCAGCCTGTTAACCTGACTGTTCGATATATTCACTCAGCAACCCCGGTATCAGTTCATCCAGCGCGGCTGCTTTGTTCATGGCTTTGATGATATCCCGTTTCAGGAAATCAACATGTCGGTTTTCCAGTTCCGGAAAACGCCGCTGCACCGACAGGGGGATCCCGTCGAGAATACTGGCAATTTCACCTGCGATCCGCGACAGCACGAAAGTACAGAATGCGGTTTCCACCACTTCAGCGGAGTCTCTGGCATTTTTCAGCTCCTGTGCGTCGGCCTGCGCACGCGTAAGTCGATGGCGTTCGTACTCAATAGTCCCTGGCTGGAGATCTGCCTCGCTGGCCTGCCGCAGTTCTTCAACTTCCCGGCGCAGCTTTTCGTTCTCAATTTCAGCATCCCTTTCGGCATACCATTTTATGACGGCGGCAGAGTCATAAAGCACCTCATTACCCTTCCCACCGCCTCGCAGAACGGGCATTCCCTGCTCCTGCCAGTTCTGAATGGTACGGATACTCGCACCGAAAATGTCAGCCAGCTGCTTTTTGTTGACTTCCATTGTTCATTCCACGGCCAAAAACAGAGAAAGGAAACGACAAAGGCCCAAAAGCCCGTTTTCAGCACCTGTCGTTTCCTTTCTTTTCAGGGGGTGTTTTAAATAAAAACATGAAGTTACGGCGAAGAATAACGGAAACGCCTTAAACCGGAAAATTTTCATAAATAGCGAAAACCCGCGAGGTCACCGCCCCGTAACCTGTCGGATTGCCGGAAAGGACCCGTCAGCCGTTCTGGTCGACTTCGTAATGGGATTTAATAGCTGAACGACAAAAGTCGTGCAACCACGGTTGCACAGACCTGAATACACGTCCTGTTTCTTCCACCCCCGCACAGGACTGGCGAGCATGAGGGACAAACCCGCGAATCATAAACGCGGTAAAAACCCGGTGTGCATCGTTTTTGATTATTCCCGCACACTCGCGCAGAGGAGTTCCCCGTCGGGCTACGGTCATGGTTAATGCGGGAATACGGCGACGATACAGCGCATGATGTGTCAGGCCTGAATACCTTTATCCGTTAAAAGGGATATCAGTTAAGTTATCCCGTGCAGGGTATAAGCCATTATCAAGCCCACCCGTAGATAGGCTTTGTAATGACATCTTCAATTAATCAGCAGTTCAGGCTGTGTCACCTGCAAAATGTATTCATGCTCGACAGCCAGGACACGCTTCTCTCTCTTCCGTTCGTTCATTAACCGACTGCCGATCGTACCTTTCAGCTTTGAGCGTGTTTCTTTGATGGCGTAGCGGTGCTGCATTTCTTCGCCAATTGCCATGCGGCGGCTCAGTTGCTCTGCCATCCAGTTGAATGCTGCGATATAGCTCTCCTTGATTGCCGCAGCAGCTTTCCCGGTGAACCCCATCACAACCATGATCCAGCCATCTTTCGTCAGGCTGTACATCGGGCGAACCTTGCCCTGCTCATCGATATAATCAGCCGACGCAAAATTGCGTTGGCTAAACTCACGCGAGCAATCAGCCTTAACCTGCTCGATTTTCCTGAGAACATCACCGTGTCGCTTGCCGAAGTACTTGGCAATTTTTCTGGATGTGGTAACGACCTCTCCGTTTTTGGCTTGCACCATTTCTCGGAAGTCGAAGGCTGGAATAACTGAATGATTATTCATAGCGTCTTTACCTTTTAGAAAGTGAGCCTGTCTCACAGAAAAGCCGCCCGAGAGAGGTCGCCACCTATAACGGCATTTCTCAGGCTCGCTTACTGAAAGGCTCTCGTTAATATGCGCGTGAGATGCGCGTTTACTGCGGACATAAAAAAGCCCCGCATCGCGAGGCTCATTAAATTGACTTTGTGATTTGCAAAAAAATTATTTCAGGCATTGCGTCCTGATGTACTCCTGAAGCGTTCTCAGTGCTGTTTGGTCACGGATAATTCCGTCCCGGATACCGAGAACGTTTCGTCCAGCAACTGGAGAGAGTTCGACGGTGGCATCATTGCCCATGCCGGAGGCGCTGGAGGTTTCGGCTGAGGATGGCACAGAGCATTTTCCTTCGACGAGCACCCGACCACCATTATCAAGCTTGCGCCGAAGAGCATCATTTTCAGCTTTCGCATCAGCCAACTCCTTCGTGTATTTAGCATCGAGTACATCAGCAGCACGCTGGCGTTGCTGCATGTCAGTAATGGTGGCAGTCGCCTGCTTCAGCTCACTGACTTTTTTATCACGCTGCTCTTTGTAGGCGATGGCGTTATCACGGTAATGATTAACAGCCCATGACAGGCAGAGGATGATGCAAATAACCAGAGCGGAGATAATCGCGGTTACCCTGCTCATTGCTGCCCCCACAAACAGACTTCACGCTCAATATCACGACGGGTCATCAGCCCTTTCCATTGCTTACCGCCAGCGTATGTCCAGCGACGTAGCTGGTCACATGCGCCTTTGATATCACCCTGGTTTATTTTGCGAAGAAGCGTCGATGTTCTGAAATTACCAGCGCCCACGTTGTAAACGAACGAGTAAAGAGCGCCGCGCGTTGTTTCCGGTATATCGACTTTGATGTACGGGTTAATTTGTCTGGCGACCATGGCAAGGTCTTTATTCAGGAGGGCTTTGCATTCTGCTTCGGTATACGTTTTACCGGGAATGATGTCTTTTCCGGTGTGTCCGTGACATACAGTCCATACGCCAACGATATCTTCGTATGGTATGTAGCTGACACCTTCCAGGCCATCGTCACCACTCGGACCAGTGATGAGCACAGACGCTATGGCAACAGCCCCACCACCAATAGCAGCAGCAACAGCCTTGCGTAATGATGGCGACATTATTCACCTCTCGCAGCCTTACGCTTATCTTCTTTAATCTTGAAATAAAGGTTTGTCAGATACGTCAGCAAGCCAAACACCAGGCTACCCAATACGCCTATTGCCACCCACTGGGATGGGGAGACTTTGTCCAGCAACTGCAGTAGCCAGTATCCCGTCCCCACCGCTGACGTGGTGTATGACACACCTGTTGTGATTTTTTCCATCTGGTACATACCCCGTCTCCCGTTATCCGGAAGCTGACAACAATAAAAAGCCACCAGTTAATTCCTGATGGCCCTGATGCATAAACGTCATAATACCTGACTGTTATGATTGACAATAATGATAATGTTTATATAGAAAGGTTCCCGATGTGTGTTACATATCATTTCTCCACGGGGAATATCCCCACGCCAGCGCAGACTCTTTTACCCGTTCTCTTCTGCGCTGGCTCTTTTTTATTATGCTGCTGCATTTACCTCTGGCACCAGGCTTTCTATCTCAACACAATACGTGGTACTTCTTGTAACCAATATCATAACGATTAATCGACATAGAATTTCTCCCGTGTACAGGAACAGTGTTAAAAAGCCGGAACCGGAATCAAATCACAGGATGACCATCTGCCAGTGGCAGGTCATAAAAAAAAGGCCGCGCCATGCGCAGCCAGAACTCACAAGGAAAATGATAGAAGGAAATAACATTAGTGATGTACGCATGGCGCCTCCCGCTAAGTTCTGCAATGATCAAACAGAACTCGCTACGTGCCCTTAAAACTCGATCATTTAGCCCCTCCAAGGAGGATTCACCATGCGGTTGATTTTTTAATAAACAGTAAACAAAAAAGTCAAGGATTATTCATTCTGTTTTTTCATCATCGGCCACAGCAATACCACAATGCCGCAGACCAGAGCGCCATCAGTCAGTACCAACATTATCCTGCTGGTGAAATCCATCATCACCATCACTAAAAGCAGGATCACAACAGCAAGCAGACACAGTTTATAAAACAATGTTCAGAAAACGCATTCAGCATGCCTAAGGTTCTATTCCTACGAATAGCCAACTTGCAACTTAAAATATTATTTATGCAGCCAATTAAATTCTGGTCCTTACAATATCAACCTGAAGATTCTTATCTTGTGCTGATTGATAAATGACAAACCTTTTACTACCTGCATTGAAAGAAGTAGACAAAACCAGACAATTATCATAACGAGCAAGAACATAATACCAACCATCATTATAATTAATCATTTCATATTCTTTCTTAAACTGCGGTTTGTAATATCCTGTCAGAAATGAAAAAAGCCAGAAATATGCCACAAAAGCAATCATCACAATCTCAAAAAAATGTTTTTTTATAAATGGCTTATCATAGAAGCATGATACCGATAAAAATCGCCCATAAGATCTTATCGAAATTGTAACCGCCAGCGCAATCGCTGCTGACAGTAGCAAAAGAGGTACCTGAATCTTCTGTCTCAATATAGAAAACTCAATAATTGCCGGCACAAACAATAATTCCACAGCAAAATAAAGGCGAAATACATTTAGCTCTTGCATAGAATGTTTTCTTTTCACTGCGAAAAAGAATACAACACCAATACCCCAACCGATAAGAAATATAGCAATGACGATAACTGCAAAAAATAAACTTCTGGCAACATCATCAACACCTGCACCTACAATCCACCATGGGAAGCCGTAGTAAAAAGAAGTACCCCATCCATAGAAATAAGCACTCCCCCATCCAAGGCATCCCATGTAGGCAATAAAAAGTGAAGAACTCCTGAGCAGCGCACCATCCTTCATAACCACCCCAATACAAGATGATAACATTGGCTTACAACTCATAACAAAAGCAATTCAATGCCGTCAAGAGGTTACAGGCTAAAAAAACTCTATTACATTGCAGTCAGCATGTTTACTACACAAATACAATTCAGAGCATAAAAACTACTCGGCGGCAGGTTATTGAGACTCATCAATGACATGTAAAAAACGCCCATTATTGGTGTCAAGTTTCCCCAAAGTTATTCAAAAAGTCAATATTATGCCGTTAATATGTTGCCATCCGTGGCAATCATGGCACTAACGTGTGATCGCATTCAAAATGTTGTCTGCGATTGACTCTTCCTTGTGGCATTGCACAACCAGAGCGTCATACAGCGGCTTAACAGTGCGTGACCAGGTGGGTTGGGTAAGGTTTGGGATTAGCATCGTCACAGCGCGATATGCGGCGCTTGCTGGCATTCTTGAATAACCGACGCCTTTACATCTTCCGCACTCTTTCTCAGCAACTATCCCCCACTGCTCTGTTTTGGCTATATCAACCGCACGGCCTGTACCGTGGCAATCTCTGCATCTTGCGCCCGGCGTAGCGGCACTACGGCAATAATCCGCATAAGCGAATGTTGCGAGCACTTGCAGTACCTTTGCCTTAGTATTTCCTTCAAGCTTTGCCACGCCACGGTATTTCCCCGATACCTTGTGTGCAAATTGCATCAGATAGTTGATAGCCTTTTGTTTGTCGTTCTGGCTGAGTTCGTGCTTACCACAGAATACAGCCATTCCGAATCCGGCTTGTGATTGCGCCATCCCCATAGCAGCCATCACATCAGTACCGGAAAGAGAGTCAGAAGCCGTGGCCCGTGGTGAGTCGCTCATCATCGGGCTTTTTGGCGAATGAAATTTAGCTACGCTTTCGAGTCTCATGCGCCTTCTCCCTGTACCTGAATCAATGTGAGGTTTCCGCAGAACACTGCGCCAGTATCGATATACATCTGGTTGGCAAATTTGAGTGGTTTCACTGCTGGCGTATGACCAAAGATGAACGTGTCCGCGCCTTTGATTTCTTTCACGATCCCGTCTTGTGAGTTGCTGATTCGTTCGCGGTTCCAGATTACCTGCTGATGATCAACTGGCTTTCCAAACTCGTATTTATCACAAGGATAATCGGCGTGGCAGATGACATATTTTTTTCCTTTACTCACCAGTTCGATGATTAACGGAAGTTCATCTGCTTTATGGGCAAGAGCTTTAGCCAGAATTTCTTTGTCGTAATCGAGATTAAAGAACCAGCCACCGCCATTAAGCAGCTAGTGATTGACGTTTCCACGCTCTGATAAGCCATCAATCATCATTTGCTCATGGTTTCCACGTACAGCTCTGAACCAGGGGAATGTGATTAATTCCAGGCATTCTACGTTCTCTGTACCGCGATCAACCAAATCGCCCACCGAGATAAGCAGGTCTTTTTTGGTGTCGAATCCTATCGTCTCCAGTTTTTTCATCAGGTTCGTGTAGCATCCGTGCAGATCGCCAACTACCCAAATATTTCGGTATTTGCTGCCATCAATTCTTTCGTAGATATTCATGCAACCTCACTTCTGCTGTTTCGCAGTTTTTTAAGTTTCTGTTGATACTCCGCCTTGATGGCCCTGCACTCTTCGACAGTCCAGCGATAGCGGTTATGGTTTGATTCGATTTCCTCTACTGCTTCCTGCCCGATGCGGCTAATCAGTTCGACGCGATACGGAACGAGATTTCCGCTTTTGTGCTGGTTGCACACCACGCATTGCTTGTGAATATTGCGTTCATCAAATCGGAGTTGAGGTGCCGCAGCAGTTGTCCGGTAATGTCCGGCATCCCACTGAGCAGACGTGAACGTTCCGCACGAGATACATGGTAAGTCGCGGTCTCTTTCTCTGATGAAGGCGTTTACGGCTTGTTGGGCTTGTTTAATCCAGTAACTGCGGGGCTTTAAGGCGAGTTTTCGAATCTTCAGTTTATCTTTCTGTTTCTGCTCCTCTCGTCGTCGTTTCTTCTCTGCTGCTTTTTCCGCTTTTTCGCGTTCTTTACTTCGTCGTTCGAGTGCTATCTTGGTTCCACAAATCTCATTACACCAATATTGATTTTGATATTTTGGTATAAACCATTCATTGCAACATTTACATTTCCTTCGATAGATTCGCATAAGTGCTCCTTTCGTTGCCGGAAAAATCACCGTAATACTTATCTCGGGCTTCTTCAGCAACTAGTACCGCTAACTCCAGATCATCAAAGCATCCGAAGTGTTTACTCTTGCCATGGAATCCTAGCCTAACATTCCATTTTTTCTGTCGTTTGTGCCAAGTAACCCCTCTGCAACCTGATTTGCTATTCTTTCGGATCCTTATATTTCTTGAATTTTCTATTGGCAGGCATTCTCTTAAATTTTCTGGCCTATTGTCGGTCCTAATTCCATTAACGTGGTCAATTTGACCAGCAGGCCAACGATTATGAGTTATGTAAAAAACTAAGACGTGAGTTTTATATCTACGCCCATCTATCATGATCATTGAATAACCGTTGGAATCAAAAGCTCCAGCAACACTATTTAATGCTATCCTTCCCTGAGTGGGAACTTTCCATCTAAATACCCCGGTAGATTTATCGAAACTTAGTAACTCAAATATCCTTTTAACAGTTAAATCTTCTCTTTTACGGTTACATCGTCTTCGCGCTGGTTTAGCCATCGCCTTCTTCCTCCGTAATGGTTTTCTGAATTTGGCCACCTGAACAGAGCTCACCAAAGCTATGGATGTCGGTATTTCCACAATACCAAGATGGCGAAAATAACTGCATGATAAGCCTCAGGGAAAAGGGAAGACACTACCCCCGATAATTCAGAAACAAATCGAAATACATGAACTAAAGAAAAAATCACAACAAATAGAAATAGAAATAGAAATAGAAATAGAAATAGAAATAGAAATAGAAATAGAAATAGAAATAGAAATAGAAATATTAAAACAGACCACCACATTCCTGATGTCATACTCACTAAACAATTTTTCGACAACATGGTAGCTCATAGCACGTTATCGTGTAGACACCCTCTGCTACGTATTCGGTGTTCAGTGCAATATCTACAAATACTGGAAAAATCTAAAATCGAGGCAAGTTTTTAGTGATAACTATAGTTAGACTATATTGACGACCTGATGTGCTGTATGTAATAACTAACAAAAAATATTTTCCATGGGGTTTTTTATTTTAATGAAATGCAAAATATTTTTATCAATAGTTAGTATTATGGAAAACCATTAATTCAGGAGGAAACTTGATTCCAAATTCAACTTCAAATAAAGGTTATGTATGCATTGACATGCAGTGTTCGTCAACCTCTGAACCAACAGCTTCTACCTCCAGCAACCGGAGTATTAAATTAGCCGCTTCCACAAATGTATATCCGATAACAAGAAACGACTCCGAGCTCACTCTGAACGATTTTCTTGATAATAGCTCTTCTACGTCATCATTGGACTACATTAATGAATTGGGTTCTCAACTGACGTTAAATGATTTTCTTGACAACATAAAGACAAATGAGGTGGATAGAACATGTACGGATGTGGTAATTAATATCCCACAAGAGATACAAACAAATACACAGGAAAATGATTTGTTATTATCCGATAAAAATAATTCAATATGCATTGAAATCGATGAAAGAATTACAAAAATCCTAACATGCAAGCAAAAATATCAACTGGACAGCATCATTCATGAAATTATACCAAAAGAGAATGAGAGTGCAGAAACTGTTCTCCATCTTATGAGAGTTCTGAACTATCAATATCATCAGGTATATAATCAGTCAGGATGTTTTTATAAAGCCTATATGGCCATACACAATAAAATCGAACAGATACTTCCATATGCGTTCAGAGCCGGAGGCGGAATCAGCATTCACTTGCTCATACAGGCATTATTTTTTAATGGCGACTATAACAAATCACCTTCACAGTCTCAACAACCATCTTTATATACATCACCTTCTCCAACAATAAATACAGAAGCATTCTTAAGTAATGTATTATCACTAGATATAACCCAGGTACGCATACTTGGTGATTTACTATCAGCAACTTTATTTCATGCACCAACAATATTCTATCAATATCCTAAACTAATAGATGAAGTTAAGTATTGTATAAGTAATAAAAAAATAACAGGTTCGGTTATAGCACGATTTACTCTATGTTTAACAAGTACATTACTAACCATGTCACCACTGTTAATGCTTAATGGAGCAGTTAAAACAGGTAGCATAGTAAGAACTATAGGTAGGGGAGTGAGTTATGCTGATATACCATTGGCCTTAGCTATATTAGGTGACTCATGGTATAAAGCTTATAAACATGGTTCTTCTGATAACCCAAATTCTGCTCAGAGATTTATATCGCAAGAAGCGGCCTTTAAAACCACCCAGCGGGTATTAACACAAGGATTAAGTCTGATGTCCTCTTTATCGGGAGCAATCATGCGCTCTCTTGAGAAAGGCACACCACCACAAATGATGTCTTTATTCATCGTAAACATACTAAATCTATTATTTCATCAAAATCCATATGAAGGGGCATCAGCAAGTGCTAATGCTTTGAAAAGATCAACTTACTCCCATAATCCGGACATACTAAATACTCAGGCAATAGCTCTTTGTGTTGACCTCCAGCATACAAAAAATATAACCATGCCACTTTTCAAAACAAAAGACAGGATATCTTACGCATTCAATGGACAAAGAACATCCCCAGAAGACCAAAAACAAATACTGAAAGAAGTTATAAACTCCTGTACCCAAGGAGAAAGAGCCATTTTAAATACATCACAATCAGAAACATGCAAACATAAAATCGATGAGATTTATGAAAAAAGATTCTCAGAAACAGAACTAAATACATTACCAAACGAAATGAAAAATTTCTTGATATTTTTGAACAAAACTCATGAGAAAGATATTTCGCGTTTAAGCATAGGTAACGAAGTTAATGAAAAAATAATTGCAGTTATAGTCAAGACGTTAGCATATAGAGAGTCTATGTTGTGTTAGACTTTAACTCTACATTGATATAACATTAACCAAATATTCAACAGTGTATGCGACCAAACACCAACATGTCGCATACATATACAATTTGAATATTTAATTATATTTACTTAATGTATTTCTATAAAAGCAAATTACAAACTCACAACAAAAAACCTCATAACACATTAACAATCAATTCTTTTCATCTTTATAAATTCTCATATCAGGCTTGCACCCGATAAACCGACGAAAACTATTTAAAACCCATCGAGTGAAGTAATCTCTAAAACCAAAGAAATACCAAGTGAAAATATTCACGATAAAATGCCCGGTCAAAGCCCCTCCTGTACCGCATGCAAGAACAGTAAAAAATCAGATGTTTTCATAAATATCAGTCCTCATCGTTTTGCCTGGCATGTCCTTTACCAGCAATCTTCTGTATGCACTAAGCCTAGATAGAATCCACTCAGTGTACACTGAAGCCCGCTCGACGCTTTCTTGTTCGTAACTTCGATTTTAGTCAATCACCTTGTATTCCTCGCACGATGTCTTAGCCACCGGATATCCCACAGGTGGGCCGTGTAGTTGAAGGTTTTTACGTCAGATTCTTTTGGGATTGGCTTGCGTTTATTTCTGGAGCGTTTCGTTGGAAGGTATTTGCAGTTTTCGCAGATGATGTCGGTGAAACTTCGTCGCTGTCGTCTCATTCGTACCTCCTGTCGGTAAATCTGACACCCTGACCAATAGCCCATGCTGTCGTGTACTCAATCAGGCTTGCCATGCGCTTCACGCTCATCTGTGCGCTGCTTTCGCGAATGTTGACGTATTCGCCTTCAAGCCCGGGCAAAACATCAGCTTCCTGCTTTGTCGCCACTGCATGACCGCTAATCAACAAAATCTTCCATTGTTCTGGTTTTAACCATTTGCCGCACCATTGAACCTGACGAGCGATATCCGCCAGCATCGCGTGAAATTTTGCGTTCTGGTCAAGGTTGCGCTTGTAGTCAGTAATGCAGATGGTGACTGGCTTGTCTTTATCGAGTGGTGTTGCGAGGATGGCGTTGATTGCGGCTTGCTGTTGTTGCTTAGTTCGGAGGAAGATTGTTTGCTTCATCGTTACTCCTTCACTTTGACTCCAGCAGCGCGGATGTTTTCCTCATAAGCATCCATTGCATCACCGAAGCCATTGGAATAATCAACAGTAAACCCTTTGGCTAATGCTTCTCTGCTGTCGATAAACTTTGGCGCGGTTATTTCAATAGCTGCTCGCGATGCCTGCCACGTTTGCCAGTGGCCTTGAACATCGTCCATCACGTATTGACCACCAATATTACCGCTGCCAATTTCATGGTGATTTTCAGGGTAACGGATAAGGTCTGAAGATTCGCCCCCACGTCGCAACCAACTTTCTTCAAACTGCTTTCTTGATTCGTCCATCGGTACTTACCATCAGTTCAACTCACAAAACGCCACGCCATTTTTGCTACAGCGACAGGCGCAACACCGATAATCACCCACAGGAGAATGCTACCGAACAGCACACCCACCAGGTCTTTACCTTCGCCTACCAACCGGACAAAACTTCCGACAACCGCAATGAACGTCGACACCATCCACATAGCACCGAGAATCCTCAATGCAGAAAATTAACTCAGCCACGATTTACTCTCCCCCAAATAAAAAGGCCTGCGATTACCAGCAGGCCTGTTATTAGCTCAGTGATGTAGATGGTCATCTTTTAACTCCATATACCGCCAATACCCGTTTCATCGCGGCACTCTGGCGACACTCCTTAAAAATCAGGTTCGTGCTCATCTTTCCTTCCCGTTCTTCCTTGGTAGCAAACCGGTAATACACCGTTCGCCAGACCTTACCTTCGATAACCAGAAGACCTGCCCGTGCCATTTTAGCCGCGGCCTGATTTATGCTGGTTACTGTTGCGCCTGTTAGCGCGGCAACGTCCGGCGCACAGAAGCTATTATGCGTCCCCAGGTAATGAATAATTGCCTCTTTGCCCGTCATACACTTGCTCCTTTCAGTCCGAACTTAGCTTTGAGTTCTGCGATCTTCGCCAGAGCCTGTGCACGATTTAGAGGTCTACCGCCCATGACAGGAAGTTGTTTTACTGGTTCAGGGATCGCCTCACCACGGTTAATTCGCGCTGTCATATAGGTCAGTTCATCGGCAGCCTTACGGCGTAATTCCGCATCAGTAAGCGCATTGGCCCGCATGTTCTGATACAGGTTGGTAACCAGCCAGTAGTGCGCGTTTGATTTCCACGGATAAGACTCCGCATCCGGATACAGGCCACGCTTCCGGCAATACTCGTAAACCATATCAACCAGCTCGCTGACGTTTGGCAGTCCGGCGATAACGGATGCTTCTTCCCGGCACCATGCAACAAACTGCCCGGGTGATGGCAGAAATGGTCGATTCTGCCGACGGGCTACGCGCATTCCTGCGTTAACCTGTTCCATTGTGGTGATCCCGTTTTCTCGGAAAGCCAGAACCCACTGGCGACGGATTTCGTTCACTTCGTTCTGGTCACGGTTAGCCAGGCTCGCCGGGAAAGTTGCCAGTAACTGGCTGAACACACCGTTGATGATCTGCGCTACCTGCTGTACCTGCGGCTTTTCGTCGTACTGTTCCGGCATGTTGTTGGCGATTCGACGCATCTGCTCACGGTCAAAGTTAACCATCTGTGCGGCGATGTTTTTCATAAATCCACCCCGTAAATCCAGTCAGTGTTTGTCAGGTCGAGTTTTGGTTTGCTGGCTGTCACGCCTGCCTGTTGCTTGTTACGGTTGATTTCGAGCTGGGTCCACTTGTCGCGGAGTTTGGCCGGGCTCAGCACGTTACCGGACCAGAAGTTGTCCTGGCATGCCCAGCGGAACAGTACGCACATGTCGCGATGGTTACGTCCGTCACGTTCACGCATCAGGCGGATATCGTTAGCCCACCCTGCAAAATTCGGTTTTCTGGCTGATGGCGCGATGGTCTTCACCATGTCAAACATCCACTCTGCGGCGGTCAGGTCTTCTGCTGTTCCCCACTTGCTGCCGCTCTGAATTGCAGCATCCGGTTTAACCACAGAAAGATCGTTTTCTGGCTGGTCAGAGGATTCGCCAGAATTCTCGGACGAATAATCTTTTCTTTTTTCTTTTGTAATAGTGTCTTTTGTGTCCCCCTGTTTTGCTGTCTCTTATACACAAATCCCCACCCGGGGATTTGTGATGTCTGTCAGTCTGCTTTAGGGGGACTCTTTCCATCCGGTAGTTTCCTTC